TAGCAAACGAACTCGTATAAATTATTGTTTAAAATATTTATTCTATCGTGGCAGTTGGTCGCCTCCTGACAGGTTCGCCTCGTAATCTCAAAACCATTACAGCATACATAACAACTATTACAATGATTATTAACATATTCTTCAAGTGATTTTGATAGGTTTTCAAATTCAGTAAAACGACGTGTTAAGTTGTTTAGATATTCGATTTCTTTTGTTTGTTCTTGTTTTTTGGTCTGGTTGGTCTGTTTTTTGGTCTGGTTGGTCTGGTTGGTCTGTGTCTGAGTCTGGCTCTGGCTCTGGTCTGCTACTGCTTCCATCTTATACACTATATAACATTATTTTTTTCAATTTTAAACGCATTTAAATAAATATTCACTCTCCGAAAAATTCAGAGAGTTGATGATGCACAACGAAGAAAAATTCAGAGAGTGAAAAAATGGTCTCCTAAATAATGGTCTTCTAAATATCTAAAATATAAAAAAACAGTCTCCTAAATAAATGGTCTTCTAAATATTACAAATATAAAAAAATGGTCTCCTAAATAAATGGTCTTCTAAATATTACAAATATAAAAAAATGGTCTCCTAAATAAATGGTCTTCTAAATATTACAAATATAAAAAACCAATGTCGCAAACGAATGAAACACAGGCACCCCCTCTAAACACAGGCTCCCCCCTCTAAACACAGGCACCCCCCTCTAAACACAGGCACCCCTTATTTCAGAATAATATAAACGCCTGTTTTTGTATGTTTTCTATTTACCAGTTAGAAAGGGGTAAAGTCCTCCTTTCACCTTTCTATCAACCTCATACTTATAAATATCATTAGCGAGTTGATTTATACTTTTTGGTTTATTATTTTTCATTACAGATATACCATATTTTTTGGCATAAGACTTTAAACTAACATATTGCATATTATAAACAACTAAAAATTTTTTATATATATATTATATTATGCCTCTACCAACAGACCAAACACTTTACGAAGAAGCAAAAGATTTTATATACTCAAAATACAAAAAAAACTCAGCCTTCCGCAGTGGTGCAGTTGTTAAGGAATACAAACAAAAATTTGCTAAAAAATATGGAAAAGAAACACCACCATATAGTAATGACAAACGCCCTCTTCACTTAAAAAGGTGGTTCGATGAGCAGTGGATTGACATTAACCCATTATTAGGTTTTAAAGACATAGATGCATACCCTTTATTCCGTCCAACGAAATATATTAACGAAAACACCCCAACATTATTTCAAGAAATACCAAAATCAAGATTGAAAGAACTATATAAACAAAAACAAAAAATAAAAGGTGAAAGAAATTTACCAACATTCTTACCCGAAAATCTTTATCCAAAAACTACGGGAGGAAAATTACCTGATTTTACTAATTTTTTATTAGCACCAAGAAAACCTGAAACCCTTTACCCAAAAACGATGGGGGGTATTATAGTTAAAAGTTATGAATATTAATCACCACAAAAGCCTCCTACTCAGATTATTAGGTGAATAAGGGTCATCTTTCCATTCGCCTTTTATATTTCCACTACGATTAAGGTATTTTATTTTTCTAACGGGGTCATTATGTTTTGTAAAGTCCTCATAACCCATTTGACCAAAATTTACTATTTTCCCATTAGGAGATTTAATAGCGTATTTTTTATTCTTTGCCCCACTTCTATATAATATAGCATTCGGTCCATATATTTTAAATGCTTGTTTTTGAGCTGTTAATGGATTAGAGTAATCCCAAATGGCATCATATTCATTAAATCTATCTTTAAAGCTCATAATATATTAATATATTTTTATTTTTTGGGGGTAGCACTTTTGATTCTTGACTCACACAGTGAGTTAAGAATAGAAAAGGGTTAATTTATTAAATTAGGTGGTTGTAATGTAGGTAGGGGTATGGCTGTATCAACCTTGATTTCAGATTCAATATCTCTATCAATTTTTATACAACAACAACTGACAGTTTTGCATTTAGATTTATAAACAATTGATGCACCTTTAAGTAATAACCCTATAATTGATGTAAGAAAAAAAGACCAAAAAACTTCACTTAACATTTATATAATTTAAATCAGATATTAAATATTTAAATTTTTAAGTAGCAGAGGTTGTTATAGGAATATAGTATTGTGTTCCAGCAATCATAATAGGTAAATAATGGTCGGCAATAGGAGAAGTAGCAATAAGCGTATTATCGTTTGTAAAAGTCAGTTGTGCTTTTACATTAGCATCATTTGCTGTGTTCATATCTATTTCCAACGAAGAATTACTTGAAGCAAAACTACCATTATCAGTTTTTATTTTGAAAGGAACATCAGGGTGTTGTAAATCACTACTATCCAAAGAATTACCACCAACACCAGTAGCATCACTAATCAAATATATTCTTTTTAGCACACTACCAAAGGTTTGTGATATTAACAGATAAGATTGAGCGATAACCTGATTTACTAAACTAACAACCCCTGTAAAACCTGAATTAACATTTTGTAAATTAAGACCTGTTCCATCAGCATTAACAATGGTTCTATTTGTTCCTGCTGGTATTGTTCCTATTATTAAATTAGATGAAGTTTTAGGTGCAATAGTAATTTGACCTGTTCCAGAAGAAGCAGTTGCCTCAATCGCCATATTGGCTTGTGAGGTTTTAAGAGCATTTCCATTAAGGTCAAGAGGTCTAAAAGAATTATTTTCATTATCAGCACCATTCAATCTAAAAACTAAATTATTTATACCATTTACACAACTATAAAAATCTAATGCTCCGTCATCATTATTCAATCCAGTAGAAGTAGCAACGCATTCCGTTTTTCCAAATAAAGTTTTAACACCAAGATAATTTTTTGCGTAATATAAAGTTGAACCAACAATATCATTAGCAACCACATTTCTTCCACTTTTAAAATATTCAGTAGTAGGAACACCTACGCTATTTCCAGCATCACTTCTTGAATTATTTAAGGTGATTTGTGGAGAAGAAACATACCCCACATCATTATTTGTAAGACCAATTTTAGCAGTAGCACCGGTAGCAGTATTACCTAAATCTAATGTCTGTTGTAAAGTCCCTCCATCATTCAAATCTACATAATTTTTAGTTGCCACATCTTGTGATTGTGTTGGGTCAGCACAAAAAGTAATTTTATTGTTATTCATATTTATTTGCTTAGCCCCTGCATTATTTCCTTCTATAAGAACATCTTTAAGATTATCAACATCTGATTCTTGGTAGAAGTCATCGGGATTAAATATACTCGGAAGTGGATTTACTGCTGGTGGATATTCTGCCATTTGTTATATATAATAAACATATAAAAAAATTTATTATAAATGAGTAAAAGTGCTAACCTCAAAACTAAGCCTTAATCTTTGGTTTTTGGGGGTAGCACTTTTGCTCCCGCTTCGAAGAAGCGGGAGAGAAAAGGGTTAATAATTATTAGAAATTTTAAAGGCTTGCCACCAACCGTCTATATACATTGGATGATTACTACCCGTTGTATTACCAGCTGTAATATTTAAATAAATCCCTGTAATTTCTTGTGATAAAGTCATTAACTCACTGAAAGTCATATTAGATGTTTGTTCGGCAACCCCCTTCGCTAAATCGTTATAATAACAAGCACCTGCTTGGTTTGTTGAAGTTAATAAAACAGGAGTTGGAACAGGAAGTGGAGCGGTATAATAAAAACTAACATTAGCAACACAAGAAGGACAATTAAAACTATATGCATTATCTGTTGTTATTCTCATTTGACAATTAAATTGCCAAGTTCCAAAACCCAAAACAGTCCCAGAAGGAAATACATTATTTATACTCATTAGAAAAGGTGTTGTTGCTTGACCTGTTTGAACTGATACTTGACCCATATACCCTCTTATATATGGAAGTGAAGCAAGAGGAGCATTAGTATCAACATAAGATTTTGTTGCCACATCTTGTGCGTCTGTCGGGTTTAAACAATTAATTATTTTCTGTGAATTCATATTAATTTGTGTAGCACCTGCTGAATTACCGACCAATAAAGTTGCCGATAAACTTTCTGCTGGTCTTGTATCTACATATGTTTTTGTTGCCACATCTTGGGCGTTTGTTGGATTTCCACAGCCAGTTATTTTTTTAGTATTCATTATAATATTATCTTGACAACCAGTCGTTAAAGTATTATTAGTCCCTATAAATGTCTCAAATCCTTGTGCTATTGGAAATTTCAGATAATTAGCATTAAGATATGCTATTGTTATACTATCATTCACTTCTGTATTATAATCAATTGGATTAAAAATTGGGATTATTTCAGTTGGCGGAGGATAAGATGCCATTTCGTATATATATATAAATACATTATAAAAAATTTATATTATAACAATATAATATGTTTTACTATATTCACGAATGGTATAAATGGATTAATAGCTGGGAAAATGGGATAAAGAAAGATGAAAAACCACCTGAATTACCGTTTGAAGTGCCTTTACCAAAACAAAGAATTGAAAAAGTTGAACCACAGCCGATACCTGATATCATACCTTTTGAAGAGCCTTTACCAAAACAAAGAATTTAAATAAATTCTATTATATTATAATGAGTAAAAATAAAGCTGAATTGGTTGATTGGTATAAGAAAATTCCATCTAAATATTTAACAAAATCACATAATCCAAATTTTAAAATTCACGGACTTAATCTACCGTTTAGAATGTTAATAATAGGTGGTTCAGGTAGTGGGAAAACTCAAACACTGATGAATATTATACATAATATGAATGATACATTCAATGAGATATATGTAATAACAAAAAACAAACAAGAACCTATTTACGAATACTTAGAAGATAAATTAGGCTCAAAAGGTGTTTCAGTTGTTGAAGGGATTAATAACGCCCCTAATTTAGACAAAGATATAGACAAGAAAGACCAAACTTTAATTGTAATGGACGATTTAGTTTTAGAATCAAACCAGAAACCACTTGAAGAATATTTTATCAGGGCAAGAAAGCAAAATTGTTCGCTAATCTATATTTCGCAATCTTATTATGCTGTTCCAAAAATGATTAGAAAGAATTTAAATTACTTGGTTATAAAACAATTAAGTTCATTACAAGATTTATTCCGGATAATGAGAGAATACAGTTTAGGAGATAATAAGGCTCAAATAAAAAAATTATACGAAAATGCAACAACAGATAATAAACAAGATTTCCTGCTTGTCGATTTAGATGCTCCACCCGAAAATAGATTTCGTAAAAATTTTAATGATATTTTTGAAATTTCGTAAAAATAATATAGAATTTTTTTCTAATTAACATTATGTTAATCAGAAATGTTAAGTCATTTGCAGATTTGCAAAAGAAGAAAGACTTTCAAGCAAATCTTCTTAAAGTAGCAATTGATAATGAAGCAATGTTAGAAAGTAGAGTAAAGGATTATCAAAATCCAAACAAACCACCTCCCGTTCCTCCACAATACAAAACTAATTCCGAAATAGCATTAGACTCAGATATTCAACAAAAAGAAGTAATAAATAATTTACTTTCAATTTCAGGGGTAGAAAATTTTTTAGCTTTATCTGTTTCTCAGAATTTAGCTCAACTCCCAAATGGTGTAGGTAATTTTCTCTTATTTAATAAAAATTTTCCTGTAATTAAGAAGAGATTAGAAGATATTTCAAAAAGTTCTTATGATGTTCCTACATTTATGGAAAAGATTGAGCAAGTTTTCGAGCAGATTGATTTAGGTATTTTATATAATATGACTGGCGGTCCAACAGTTAGTTCCTCATTCAATCAGGGTATTGGAGCTGGTATGAATATTCCATCAGGTCAGGATGTAGCAAGTTTAATAGCAACACGACAAGTTGGTAGTATGTATGGTTCGTTATTAGTGGATATGTATGAAATTAGAGATATGGTGAATTCAACATTATTGAATGATACGAATTATATTGCAACAATTAATATAGTTGAACAACTTTGTAATGCTTCTCCGTATGATTATCTTTTACAAGATATAGACTTATTAGAGCAATTTGAACGACAAAAAATTCAAAAAGAAATTGATAGATTATTGGATGTTTCATTCATTCCATCATCTACCGTAATTCAATCAGTATCAGCAGGTTTGATTCCTGCTGATTACGCACAAGCTCTCGCACAAGCTCAAAATCAACAACAGATTGTTTTACCAGATTCTTTTTTAAAGGCTTTTTCCAAATTACAGAAAGCTGTTAGAGGTATTAAATCACCAGCAAAAACGTTTAAAGATTTAGCAATATTGAAAGATAAATTAATTCGATTAATGGGAGGACAAGTAGCAATTCAACAACAATTACAAGGACAGTTAGGACAAGCTCAGACACAAATAGCACAACAAGCACTTCAAGCTCAACAAGCACTTCAAGCTCAACAACTACTCCAACAACAACAAGCACAACAGCAACTTATTCTCCAACAAGCACAAAGAGCAAATCTTGTTGCCACTCAAAAACAAAGTATGAGAACAATAGCTAAAAATGACTTACAAGTAAGACAACGATTAGAAACTACAAACCAACATCCAGTTTTACCCAATCCACAAGGACCGGCATTAGGCTACTATAATCTTTTCCCTTACGGTCCAAGTTTAGGTTTAGGTGATTTCAGAGCAAATATTGCAGATATTTTAGCACAAACACCAGCGGGAGACCAGCTAAGGAGGCAAATAATCGTTGAAGTTCGAACCTTTAAAGCTAAAAAAGCAGGACAAGCACAGGGGCAAGCAGTATCTTCAATTTTTAATGGGAATGGAGTGCAGTTGGCTAACCCCGACGGAGGTCTTTTTGGTAGTAAAGCAGAATTAGAAGCGTGGTTAGCATTAAAAGGACAACCACCATTGCAAAGTTATTTATGGAAGAATTATATTAATGATAAAAATGTTCTATATTTAGGATGCCAAGATACATTAAATAGGTCAGGAGCGTTAGCATCAAGTATATTAAGATACTCACCACAAGAGATGAGAGATATATTAAGAGCAGAGACTGACGCATTGGATAGATTATTAGATACTGATACGACTTACGACCCAGTAGCAAATGACCCTCAAAGGTTGGTTTCTTCACAAGGCTATGGTTTGAAAAGAGGTGCTGGATATACAATTCACGACTTTGGAAATGATATTAAAGGATTTTTTGGAGGTGAGGTTAAGAAAGACAGCGCCCATAAGAAAGGTGGTCTGATATGTCCTATGAATTATAGTCCCGTAAGAGCAAAAGATGGTAAAGTATATAACAATAAATGCGCAGCGACCGCAGGTGGAGGGGAAGACCCTAATTTTAAAGGAAGCCCCTACGCTATTGATGGAATGGGTTTTATGAGTAGAAAAATTAAAATAGGAAAAGGTATAGCAGTTGAAGAACAACCAAGATACAAAACTTTTGGGAAATATATTATACATATACCATTTCTTGAAAATGATAATGTGCTAAATTTAAAATTTCCTTCAATGGGTTCTATACCAACTTTAAAACCAGTCAATATAGATGATAACTTTAAAGATTTCATTATTGATATATTAGATAGTGGTAAAGTTAATCAAAAACATTATGATAAACTAACTTATTCCGAGAAAGCACATTTTAACAAAATTGTTAAAGGCGCTGGGCTTTCAAACGCACTAAAATTTAAAGCAGATGTAGATATAGATGATAAGAAAGATTTAAAACGAATTGATATTTTAGTAGGTGAAATAATAGCAGGAAATGATAATGACAAAGTTTTGAAAGAAGCGATTAGTCTTATTAAGAAATGCGTGAGCGGTGGTTCAATGACCAAATACAAGGGTATGGATTTACTATTACAAATCCAATAACCCTTTTCTATTCTTGACTCACTACGTGAGCCAAGAATCAAAAGTGCTACCCCCAAAAACCAAAGATTAAGGCTTAGTTTTGAGGTTAGCACTTTTACTCATTTATAATAATTTTTTTTATATCTTTATATTATATAACAAATGGTTAGAACATTAGTATTAAATTCAGAAAACATTGTTCCTAATACAAACAATAGTGTTTTAAGATACACCTTCCCGCAAGGAGGTGTGTATTTAAGAGATGAATATATTGCAGTTCAACAAATATCACTATACAACAGTGTATTCAATATTTCATTAGAACTTAACAACAATACATTTAGCTACACTTGGATAGATGGGACTGTTCATCCAGTTGTTATGCCTTCAACCGGAATTCATCTATCTTTATCGCAAATTAATTCATTTTTACAAAGTGTTATGATAGCAAATAAACATTATTATACACTGTTGGGACAAAATATTTATCTACTTGAAATTATTGTTAATCAAGCTCGGTATGCATACCAAATTAATTCTTTCGCAACAAGTGTTGCTATTGCTCTTGCTAATGCTTGGGTAATACCTGTTGGTGCAGGTTGGGCAAATCCTACAAATTCTATTATGCCTATGTTTAATGTTCCTTCTACAAGTTTTCAGGATTTGATAGGCTTTAATGCTGGAAGTTATCCTAATACAGTAATTGCTGGGGCGCCACCAGCACAAACACAAACACCTGTTCAAACAAGTCCTTATTCTGCATTAAGTCAAAATGCCCCCCAAATTGAACCACAACCAACATATTTAGGGCTGTGTAGTTTAGTGAATAATTCAGTTGTTATTCCTAATGAAGTAATTGTATCAATCACACCAATAGGAACAACTTTCGGAGGATTATTTAATATTCAATTTAGTGGTCTTGCTTATAATCAAGTTGATGATGGTAGTTATTCACAATTTACATTTTCATTCGTGGATGATTTAGGACAACGTATTCAGTTTCAAGACCCGAATATTATGATTATTTTAGTTATGAGGAATAAGAACGACCCATTTTAAAAAAAATAAAAAATATATTATTATATATATGCTACAATTTGCTCGTCGTAAAGCTGGTGGTGGCTTTAATTTAGTAAGAAATTCTCACGGAAATATAAGCCGTTTAATGAGGAATAAGACAGCCGGATATGGGATGGGTCCAGAGGTTTTAGACAGTATGGCGAAAAATGGAAAACTCAAATCCCCGATGGAACACTTAAATCAGAAGATGACATATTTGAATGTTAAGAACACAAAACCCAAAAAATATATTTCTTTAAATCTCTAAAAAACCCTTTTCTATTCTTAACTCACTACGTGAGTCAAGAATCAAAAGTGCTACCCCAAAAAATAAAAATAATTCGGTTGTTTAGGAGAAAACCAAATATATTTTTTTCTATCATATTGTATAATATGGCTGACAATCTTGTTTTTGAAGAAAGTTTGAACACCGAAATCGACACGAGCGAATTTATTTCTAAACGATATATTTACGTAAATGATAATAACAACGGTAATTATACATCACAAATTGTTTTAGATTCAACACCGCTCAGCAATTCCGGTGGCTGGGTCAATTGGCAAGAATCGTTCATAGTTTTACCGCTGGTTGTGCAACTAACAAACCAAACAGACCCAGCAAGGCTTCCTGCTTCAAGTCCAATTACAAACTATTCTTGGGCTTTTAAAAATGGCTTTTGGAATATGATTAACTCTATGACAGTAGAATTTAATAATCAAAATATTGTTCAACAAACTCCATTTTTAAACGTTTTCCGCAGTTTTAAGGCTATGACAGGTTGGAGTAATGATGACCTCGCTAATCACGGCTCTTCCAGTGGTTTCTACCCCGATAGCGCAAATAGTTGGACTTTTTCAAATGCAGTCGGAGATAAAACAATTCCGCTCACTTTTACTGCTAACGGAAGCAGTCAAGGAGTAGCGAATAATTCAAATGCGAGTAGAGGTGCTGTCGCACAAAACTGTTTCACTCCTGCTGGAAATACTCCTCAATTTGCAACTACTGATGTCGCAGGAGTTGCAACATCATCAGCAACTGGAATATCATATGCTGGTGCAGGAGCGCCAAACTCAAATCTTGGTCTTCAAAACGACCAATTCAATGAAGGTATGCGTATGAGGCAGTCTTATGTTAATTATGATGCCGTAGATGGCGCTACGCACAGCAATGGTCAGTCTGAATTAAACGGTGTAGGAGCTTGTAATGCCGTATATCGTTCATCAAAAGTTCAATCATCAGCAACCAACGGACACGTGTGGAATATTTACGCAAAACTTCGCTTGAAGGATTTAAGCGACTTTTTCGACAAAACTCCGATTTTGAAAGGTTCAACTATGCGATTTTTCATAAATACCAATCAAACACTGATTAATTTTAGTGTTCTTAGACCTTTTACTACCGCAGCGGGAGCTATAACCGAACAACCAGTTCTATCTGTTGCGAGTGTGAATGTTGTTGGTGGTTTGTCCAATCCTCTGATGATTGCTTCTGCTGATTTAGGTGATGGTAGCTCTCCTCTTTATGCTTGTTCCGCTGGTGGTGTTGCCGATGTATTACAACTAAGTGTTTCAATCTTCAAAAATAATTTTGGACAGCAGACAAACTCGGGTTCCCCACAGACATCTCTTACTTCTTGCCGTCTATACGCGCCGGTATATACTATGAATCCAATTGCGGAATCGCGTTATTTATCCCTTGCGCCTACTAAACGCATAAAATATAATGATATCTTCCAATATCAGTTTAATGGTGTTAATCCCAATGATTCATTCAATTTCCTCGTATCTAACGGCATAAATAATATTCAGAGCGTTTTAGTCATTCCTTATCTGTCGAAATCTCAACAGACTCCTTGGACAAATACAAATCTTGCCACATCAAGTGTTTTATCCCCTTGTTCGTCATCTCCTGCTACTCCTGACCCAATTATGCTCACAAATTTTAATATTTTAATTTCGGGAGTCCAATTATTTTTATCAAATAACCAGTATGATTACGAGGCGTTCTGCGAACAGTTGGCACAGTCTAACCAGATTAATGGTGGTCTGACTACCGGTCTTGCCTCTGGTCTGGTTAGCGAAAGTATGTTTTCAAAGCTTTACAGATATTATTATGGTAATTGCTCACGTATTCTTCCAAGTGAAGAGGGTGTATCTCGCTCAGTTCAAATCGTTGGTCAGAATGTTTCATCAGCTCGTATTGACCTTATGGTGTTCGTGGAATTCAGAAAAGAAATTGTGATTGATATTGCGACAGGTGCGCGTATCGAATAAACCAACCCTTTTCTCTTTATATTCTTAACTCACTACGTGAGTCAAGAATCAAAAGCAAAAGTGCTACCCCCAAAAAACCAAAGATAATTGGGTTGTTTAGGAGAAAACCAAAGATAATGACTTCGTTTTGGGGGTAGCACTTTTGCTTTTGAATTCCGTAGGAATTTAAAAGAAAAAAGGGTTGTTTTTAGAAAGACTGTTTCTAAATTAATTTTTATCTCATCTAATATTATAATGTATATTCCACATCAATTAGGTTTATCTACAAGACAACCCCTTATGCTGATGAAGGGTGGTGCAGTTTTAGTTCCACATTCGAGTATGGGTGCTGATAAAGGTGAGTATGTAATGATGCTTGAACCTCAAAATGCACGTAAGTTGCTTACTGCTTACAAAAAAGGTAAAGGAATCAAAATCAAATTAACGCCAAATGAAATTACACAGACACTACGACACGGACGTGGTTTTATGGATAAGGTAAAAAAAGCGATGGAGAAAGGTAGAGTTATGATGAATGAACTTCTTGATAATCCTGCTATAAGAGAACTTGGTAAGCAGGGTATAAAGAAAGGAGCAGAATTAGTTGGAACCGCTATTGGTGGATATTTCGGTAATGCTGAAATGGGAAAGAATGTCGGTAAATTTGTAGGAGAGGCTGGTGCTTCCGGTCTTGAAGGTAGAGATTTTAATATAACTAAAAATGAACTCGCGAATAAGGCAAAGGAAGAAGGTTTAATTTATGCACGAAAGGAAGGAAGACGAAGAATTAAGGAAAACGTTGATGATGACTTATACAGAGGTTTTGCGCAACACGGTTTGAATGTTGTTGATAAGAAAGTTTCAGCTACTACCGGCGCAGAAGACCTTAAACGATTGGGTTTAGGTGCGAAACGACCTAAAATGGTGAAAGGTTCGGCAGAAGCAAAAGCATATATGGCAATGATTAGAGGTAAGAAAGGTGCTGGTTTTGGTGATACTATTTTAGGAGGATTGAAAAAGGTTGGTCGTTATGTAATCCCCGCTGCGACTGGTGGTCTTGCTGGAATTGGAGCAACCGCTGCGACTGGAAATCCTTATGTCGGTATATTAGCATCCGCAGCGGGTTCTTATGGTGGTCAGAAAGCAGTTGAAAAACTTGGTATTGAAGGTGCGGGTATGCCTCGTGGTAGAGGTCGTCCTCGTAAGGTTATGGGTATGGGTGCTACTCAATCAAAACCATTTCAACAGGCTTTGCGCAATAATTTTTCTGGATTACAGCTTAGAAGCGACATTGTTGCAAATTCTCCCTTATCTTCATTTGATAAAGTTAATCCGGTAGTTAAGCCATCCCTATCAGAAATGACTTTATCACCTTATGCGAGAATGGATAGTCCAGCAATGAATCCATTTATTCCAACCTACTACACTCAGCAAGGTGGGACATCTGCTGGATATGGTGGTAGAGGATTATACACATCATCTGGTAAAGGCACAGCTTATCACACATCCCCAACTGGGCAAATAATGTTTAACACGCGTCGTGGTATGGGTCTCTACTAAACCCTTTTCTCTCCCACTTCTTCGAAGCGGGAGTAAAAGTGCTAACCCCAAAAAATAAAAAAATATATTATTATATTAATGAAGTTTAGACTACCTAAAATAAAAATTCCAAAACCTACTTCAATCGATTTGAGTTTCAGACCACAACCAACTATTAGTATAAAATTTTAAATAGTTTAGAGATAATTTAAATTTCACAAATTTTTAATTCGTATAAATTAAAAATTTTTTATATTTAGAATATATATATGACAAAAACTTTAAAGACAGATTTGGAATTTGGAAAACAGAAGGAGGATGAGAATTTGGATATGATTAGAAAAGCTTTTGATTCAAACTTACAGAAGAGTTCAGATAATTTTTACGTTATTGACTTTTCTTCAAAAGATTGCTTCATTGAATTGAAGAGCCGTAGATGTTCTAAAAATACTTACCCCGATACGATGATTGGAATTAATAAAATAGAATTTGCGAAAAAGAGTGATAAACCAACTTACTTTTGTTTTAGCTTTACAGATGGTTTATATTATTGGAAGTTTGATGAAAGTGAAGAAAAAGATGTAATAAATTACAGAGAAGGTGGTAGATTAGACAGAGGGAAAGATGAGATAAAACCATACGCATACATTAAGAGCGAATATTTAAAGAAAATTTAAATTTTTATTTATATATATTATAAGTAGAAATGTTATCAAATTTTGCTCTGGAAAGAATTGCTAAAAAATTAGAATTACCTATTATTGGAGTTTTTAGCAAAGATGAATTAGTTGATAGACCGAGAATTCTTGGTAGTTATTATATAAACTTAATGGATAGTGATAAGACTGATGGAGAAGGTAATAATGGCTCCCATTGGGTTTTTGCTAAAATATATTCGGATGAAGATAGAGATGATGAGGATAGTGATGATGATAGTGTGAAAAAATGCAATGCTCTTTATTTCGACCCATTTGGAGTAGGTATGCCAAAAGATGTGGCAAATTTTCTAAAACCATTCACGCCAGTATATTGTAATAATAGACAGATACAGAATATTAATACAAGTCAATGTGGTTGGTATTGTATATTATGCGATTATATTTTAGAACATAAACAAGACCGTGAAAGTAAAACATATTTAAGAGATTATGAGAAGTTCTTGAATATATGGAATGATGAACCGGACAAGAATTTAACTATATTGAAAAGATTATTCAAACCAATTTAAAACCCTTTTCTATTCTCGGCTAACCCCAAAACGAAGACAATATCTTTGGTTTTTTTAATTCGTTTATTTAGGATAAATAAATATCTTAGATATAATATATATAAATGAGTTTAGAGAGTTTAGAGAGTTTAGACAATCAAGAAACACATTCGGAAGATATTAAGAAGAAATCTAAATACAGCCCAGCCCATCTTAAAGCACAAACAAAGTATAGAGATAAGAATAGAGAAAAATATAATGAAGCGCAAAGACAATTATATGAGAAAAAAATTAAAGAAGTTGAATGGCGGGAGCATTATTTAGAACGCAGTAGAGACAATAATAAAAAATATAGGGATAAGAAAAAACAAGAAAAAATTGAAAGTGGGGACTATGTTGAAAAGAAACGCGGGAGACCTCGAAAAGGAACTGGTTGTATATTCGAGAGTTTTGTTTTAGAAACGAAAGATATTAAGAATGAATTTGATAGTTTTAAAGTTTATAATGCAAGTGAATATTTTGCTGATGAAAACTGCATCAAGATAACCGAAGATGAGAAAAATATGGTTAATGAGATGATTGGGAAACTAATTGCCCCATTCCATAATTAGTATATTTAGAAAGATACTTTTTAAGAGTTTAGAACTCTTAAAAATTTAAATTCAATTTAATTCGTTTTATTCAAAATAATAATGTGTGCATAGTATATATACGAATGCCAAGAATTAGTGAATTGACCAAACTTCAAAATTCTGGTAAAAATCTTTTGAAAGAAGTTAAGGCTAAACTTAATCCAAAAACATACACTTCATATTTGAACAAAATTAATGATAAAGGTAAGGTATCGATTAGAAACATAATTGCTGATTTAGAATACTTGAAAAAGCAACAATATATTAATACTGGTGTTAATCTAACAGATTTGAAAGAAATTAATAAAATTAGAAATGTTGAATTTAAAGAATCAGGGGTTATGGACCAATTTGGTAATTATTTGAAGAAAAGATTTGAATATGATAATATTTCTAATTATGAGCAATTATATTATACCGTCAAATATGCTATTAAAAATTTTATGCCAAGGGCGCAATACGCGATTTTTCACATTATTCCAATTCCTGATGATGGTGAGCAGGGGGAATATAGAAATGTTGTAAGAAGTTTTAGCATTCAAATTAGTTATTTACAAAATTATAATTTATTTATGAGAGCATTTAACGATATTATAGGAAAAGGAGAGGGAGCAAGTATTTTTGGGAGTGATGGGATGGGTGTTGGTCAGGAAGTCTTATTAAATAGATTTGATTTATCACAATATGTTGGTGATGGTGAGGGTTCAAGCGATAAAATGCTTTTTAAAGTTGAAGGTTTGGAACAGACAATAGTGAAGAGAAAAGAAAAATATATCAAACAGGGTGATTGTGGGAAAATTTGTTTATCAAAAATTATTACAGATGAAAAAATGTTGAAAGAATTGGATATAAAATTGATTAGTGAATTTAATAATATTGAAGGTATTAAACAAAATATTGAGAAATGGGGGTTGAAAGTTGATATTATTTCAAATTCATTTTTACTTAAAAAACCTTTAAATGCTATCTTTAAATCTGGACAGAAAAAAGATTTTTTAATTGGTGATAAAGATAAGAAAAAAGAGAGACTTTATACTACAACAAATTTAAATATTAAATCTGATATTGAAGTTGTATATTTTAATAAAGTAGAAAATCCAATTGCTACTATTATTTATGATGAATTTAATAAACATTTTGATATAATTAAAGATAATAAGATTGAACTTGCTGATGATGTATATATTTCTCTTACAGGAGATATTATTAAAAATAGTAAAATTGTTTTTACTCCATATCAATTTGCTATCAATAGTGGTAATAAGAAGAAAGAAAATATAAAATCAAAATTTGTATTTTTTGATTATGAAACAGTTATTGATTTTACAAAAAATAGTTGTATGAGGGAATATAGTTTAAGTATTCTTGTATTAGACAATGAGCAGTTGGAGAAACTTAATGATGCTGATAAGTGCAATGATATTAATGAAGTTAGTAAAATTCGAAAAGAATGTTGTATAACTTTTCTTGGTTTTGATTGTTCTACTAATTTTATTAAATGGATAAAAGAAAATGAAAAAGAAACTATATTCACTTTTGTTGGTTTTAATAACGCAAATTTTGATAACTTTATATTCCTTGATGCTCTATTAAGATTTAATGATGGAAAGACAAATGTATTTGTAAATGAGATTTTTTATAATGGTAGTCAGTTATTGAATTTTAAAGTAAGTAGCCGTCATTCAACTTTTGATATACACAAACATCTTATGGGTTCTTTGAGCGCAAATTGTAAATCATTTAAGATTAATTGCTGTTCAAAGAAATCTTTTGACCATCATAAGGCTCAACAACTTCACGAAGATGGATTACTTATTGATTTTATTACAGATAATGATAAATTAAAAGAATACAATGA